AGGACTGGAAATTGCGAATTCGTATTTACAGTTCGGTAATATTCGCGGCGTTTGCGAACATCTCCAGGTTCCTGAAAACAGGGTTGTAGAAGCGTTAAATAAACGCGAAGTTAAAAAGTATATTGATACAGTTTATCTTGACATGGGCTTTCGCAATAAGAATAATATTGCATCCGCCTTAGATGAGATGATACAATCCAAACTTGAAGAAGCACAGGATACTGGCATGTATTCTAATAAAGACTTAGCCGATCTTCTTCAAATGGCTCATAGAATGAGAATGGATGAGATCAAGGCCCAGGCGGATGCTGAAAAAGCCACTACAAATATTCGTAATCAAACAAATGTTCAGATTAACGACGGTAGTACTCCATTTGGCCAAGGCAACTATGGAAAGTTGATGGATAAATTAATAAATGGAGAATCTTGAAGATAAAGTTCATGATCTTGAACTATTTATGGCAAGTCACGACGCTCAATGCGAAGAGCGTTGGAAAACTACATTTAATCGGCTTGAAGAAATCGACGAAACTCTAGAAAGAATCGAAGGCAAACTAATGAAAGTTGCCGGTGGCGTAATTATCTTTCTAAGCGGGCTAGTTGTCACTATGGGCGTAGCTTTATTGGATAAAATTTAATGGCTCGTACTACTATTAACACTCAGGTTATTCCAGACGGAACAATCGTTTCCGCAGACTTGAGTTATCCTCTTACTGATTTTTCCTCTACTGGTATTGATGACAATGCTACAGGCACAAAGCTGACTGTTAGCGACACAGGCATTGATGTCACCGGAACGGTAGTATCTGACGGCCTTGAATCGTCTACCGGTTTAGACTTTACAGCAGTTGACGGAATAACAATTTCTACTAAAGAGTCTGCCGTAGTTCGCATTGACTCTGACGACAATGATTCGTCGAGAGTGTTCCAAGTAGTTAGTGGCACAACTGGCTCATCTGAAACGCTTATCCTTGCTTCAGAAGATGCTGGCGTTACCCTTTATTACGACAACGCGGCAAAGCTCGCCACCACCTCCACAGGCATTGATGTCACCTCCGCAAATACCCATGCCAATTCTGTGAATGTTGCATCGTTTGCTAATACAACAACAGGTGAGCCTGTAGCTATTGCGTTGGGGGCTGTGGCAGATAACGGAGGCGCTGGTAACGAAGGCGGTATTTATTTTGACGCTGGAGCAGACGGTAGCGCGGCTAATAATCAACTTCAGTTTAACGCAGATCACCAAAGCTCAGTTACTCCCGACATGGTAATTACCGGGTCTGGCAATGTCGGGATTGGTACTAGCAGTCCATCACAAGAGTTTCATTTAAGACAAACCTCTGGCGACTGTAACTTACTGATTGACTCTGCAAATGGCGCATCTCAAATATTTTTCGGTGATGATGAATCGGTCAATATAGGAGCTATAAGATACGACCACGCTTCTAATTACATGCGGTTTAGCACTAATTCAGCAGAACGTATGCGCATCGACTCCAGCGGCAGGTTCTTAATTAACAAGGTATCAACTACTGGTGCGCTTCAATTGGAAGTGTTAGCACCTACCGGCTTTAGTGTTGTTTCCGGTTTTTATTCACCATCTACGCAATCAACCATTGATTTTAAAGACGCTAATACCACTGCAAATTATAAAGTGCGTATCGGTTCTGAAACAGATGATTTGCTTTTATTTGCTGGCGGTTCTGAGCGTATGCGTATCGACTCCATCGGTCGGCTTTTATTAGGCCAAAGCGCAAACGTGTCAGGTTTTGCTCTACAGTTACAAGGCAGTGGAGGGTCAGGAGGAGACTTATCACTTACATCTGATTCATCAAAAGCTGAAATTCAGAGTTTCAATAACAAGCCATTACATATTAACCGACAAGGTAATAACACGCTTCTTAACGAAGGAGGCGGCGACGTTGGTATCGGCACTAGCAGTCCTGATTCAATATTGCATTTATCTGGTAGTAGTTCCTCAAAGATTATTATAGAGAACTCTGCTAGTCCTCGCGGAAACTACATTGGTATAAATAGCTCAGACAACCTAGTTATAGCGGCTGATGAGGACAATTTAGGTACAAACTCTCACATACAGTTTAGAGTAGATGCCTCAGAACGTATGCGTATCGACTCTAGTGGGAGCGTTGGTATTGGCTTGAGTAGTCCTGCCCTTAATGTTAGTTATAACAAAATTATGCACGTTCATGCCGCGGATGGATTAGGCTCATTAGTAAAGGTAACTGATTCATCAACAGGATTTACAACAAACGATGGTTCTGACTTTTTGCAGTATGGCGCTGATTTGTACATTCTTAACAGAGAAAACGGCACAATGCGGTTTTCTACCAATGTTACAGAACGTATGCGTATCGACTCCAGCGGACGGGTAGGCATTGGAACCTCTGACCCTAGCTCTGGCACTTCAACTTACTACGATGATTTAGTTATTAAAAACGATACGTCTGGAACAGGCGCTGGAATAACTATTCAGTCTAATACTACTAATGGTTTTGGAGCAGTTGAGTTTCGCAAAGCTGATGGCACTCAAGTCGGTAAAATTTACGCAAGCAGTGCAGGTGGGCAATTAGCCTTTGAAACTGGCGGCTCCGAACGTATGCGTATCGACTCCAGTGGTAACGTTGGTATTGGTGTATCTTCAGTATCACCAGTAATCTCTTCATCTAAAACGTTACAAATAAATTCTAGCGGTAATACAACTCTATCTGTAAGAGCTATTGACTCTGTTAATGATAGAAGCGCAATTTTAGAATTATTGTCGTCAGGTAATGGTGTATCTAAGTCAATCATCTTATACGGTGACACAGATACAACACCAGGCACTGCTTCACCACTAGTCATTCAAAAATACCACTCCGGCGTGCGCTCAGAGGTAGGCAGATTTAACACTTTGGGGCATTTAGTTTTAGGCGACTCAACTACAGCATATTATAGATTAAAGTCAGGTGCTACTGGCACAGACGGCGGCATGCAATGGATGTTCAATACTGATGCCACTGTTTTCGCCTCCCTTACCTTGCCTTATGACACTCGAGCCACAACAGGATTACACTTGTATTCAGGCTATCCGATTACATATACGGTTCCGAGCAACAAAGCGCACCAGTTTGTAACAGGTAGCAGTGAGGCAGCACGGATTGACGCAGACGGCCTCAAGTTCAACGGCGACACAGCCGCCGCTAATGCGCTAGACGATTACGAGGAAGGTAGTTGGACGCCAGCAATAACTGGAACTGCTGGCATTCCCTCAATTACTTATTCGTATAGGGTCGGTTATTACATAAAAACTGGAAATGCCGTAATAGCTCGATGGGGCATGAGGATAAACACCATTAGTGGCGGGAGCGGAACATTAAGAATTACTGGTTTGCCTTACACGGCGAAATACTACGGCCCTTATCAACAGCCCTCTTGTTTTTCAAACACTCAGGGATTGACAACCGATGCTGATGGGCCTGTGTTGTTTTATGCCGAAGATAGTCAAACGACTATGCAAGCACGGCTTATGGATAATTCTGATACACCTATGCCGTTGAGCTATTGCCAAGCAGGCTCATGGTGTATTGGAACAATGATTTACGATGTTACATAAACCTTTTATATCTAGTGGATTCTAGATACAGACCAAGGAGAGAAAGAAATGGCATTAACCGAAAGACAGGAAGCAGACAAAATCGAAATTGTAGGCCCGTTCCGCGCTGTACAAGTTCGTACTGCTACGGTCATTGAAAGGGATGGCGAAGAGCTTACCCGTTCGTATCACCGTCACGTAGTACAACCAGGCGACGATACAACAAATGAAAGCGCAGAAGTGCAAGCAATTTGTGCAGCAGTACACACCGCAGATATTATCGCAGCTTATCAAGCATCACAACAGGAGACTCCGTGATGTTTAACTGGAAAATCGCGGCACTAAGAGGCGTATGAAATGCCGTATAAAGTTTCTGGAAAAATAGTTTACGTTAAACGGGGTGGCAAGTGGCGAAAGAAGGCAAAGGCCAAAACAGCGCAATCCGCCAAAAGAATGGTAGCTCTGCTACGAAGCGTCAAGCGACGAAGGAGAAAATAGATGGAATTTAAATTTCGAAAAGGCAGAATTTATAAAATCGAGAATGGAGTAAAGACAGAAATTTCTCGGGAAGAGTATAAATCCGGTTCAAATAAAAAAGATTGGACTTCTCCTGAAACTGTAACTCCTCCTGTAACCGAGAACGGTCAAGATTTTGTAGAATAATGGCAGCCCGAAAGCGAAAGTCGGTAAAAAAGAAACCAGTACCAACGAACAAGAAGTTGTACGCGAGAGTGAAAGCGGAAGCGAAACGTAAGTTCAAGGTATATCCTTCAGCTTACGCAAATGGGTGGCTTGTAAAAACTTACAAGGCACGAGGCGGTAAATACCGCATGGGGAGTAAGTAATGCCAGGACATTATGGACATGGTAAAAAGAAAAAGCCAATGAAAGGCAAAAAGCGTGGTGGTAAAAAGAAAAAGTCTATGGGAGGTTTGACTGCAAAACAGAAAAAACTACCTATGGCTCTTCAAAAAGCGATTTTGAAGAAAAAGCGGGGTAAAAAATAATGGAGTTTTTGCTCGGAATTTTAGTAGGCGCGGTAGCATTCTGGGGGTGGAACAACTTCGGTCGGCAAAAAGTAGACGACTAATGGAAGTTTCTCCCGTTCATTACACGGTTCCAACAAGTTATACTAATAGAAATATTGTGTATCAAGTATTTGATGGAATAGTGCCAGGAACTAAAAAAGTTTTAGCCCATATATACGATGTAACTGTTTATGATCGTAATGGGCATCTTAAAACAAGCACATCCGTTCATACGGTTGAGTATACTGCATAATTATGGCGAAACCGAAAGGAGGACTTACAAAGTGGTTTAAAGAAAACTGGGTAGATATTTCTCGTCCAAAAAAAGGAGGCGGGTATATGCCCTGTGGACGTAAAAAAGCTTCGAGTAAGAAGTACCCAAAGTGCGTTCCTGCATCAAAAGCAGCTCGTATGACACCGGCTCAAAGAAAGTCTGCCATATCAAGAAAGAGAAGGGCAGGTAACCCAGGCGGAAAGCCGACTATGGTAAAAACTTTTACAAAGTCGAAAAGGAGAATGAGACGTGGCGGCAAAAAGAAAAGGTAAGAAGCGAGATCCTCGCCTAAAAAGGGCAGGAGTATCTGGCTATAACAAGCCAAAGCGTACTCCCCGCCATCCAAAAAAGTCACACATCGTTGTGGCAAAAGTAGGATCAAAGGTAAAAACTATTCGCTTTGGTCAGCAGGGCGCAAAAACTGCAGGAAAGCCAAAAGCAGGTGAGAGTGAAGCAATGAAACGAAAACGTGCTTCTTTCAAAGCTCGTCATGCAAAGAATATTGCAAAAGGCAAGATGTCCGCAGCATACTGGGCAGATAAGGTGAAGTGGTGATGGGAGAAGAAATTGAAAAGAGTGGGTATCATCCTGCAGATTTAAACGGAGACAATAAAGTAGATGCTGAAGAGCGTGCAATGTATCTTGAGTTTAAGCGAAAAGAGCTTGAAGATGCAGACGCGATGCGAGATGCTCAGCGAAAAATGACTTGGTTTGCACTTGCAGGTATGCTACTCTATCCCGGTGTAGTAATGGGCACAGAGATTTTTGATCTGCATCAAGCCGCGACGATTCTTGGAGATATGGCCGCAGTCTACTTTGTATCTGTAGCAGGTATTGTAGCAGCCTTCTTCGGAGCGCAAGCTTGGAGTAAAGGTAAATGATTGATTTTATTTTAACTGTTTTTAACGTGCTATATGCACTTCCTGTAATTTGTTGCGTATGTTCAGCAGTTGCAGCAACTACCCCTACGCCTGTAGACGATAAACTATGGGCAAAGTTTTATAAAATTATTGACGTACTAGCATTAAATATTGGAAAAGCAAAAGAAAAATAAGAAGGTAATATGGCGGTAGAAATTAGTAGAAGAGACTTAGTCTCCGAGCAAATTGTTGATTTTCAATCTGAGACGAGGTTTCTCAAACTTCCAGTAGACCCATACTTGGAGCTACTCGGCGTAACACCTCTTCCGTCTCAAATGGCGATCATAAATGCGATCAATAACAATAAGTACCGTTTTGTCACGGCAGCTATTTCTCGAAGGCAAGGCAAAACGTATATCGCAAATATAATTGGGCAACTAGTATCACTAGTTCCTGGTTCACACATATTAATTATGTCTCCGAACTACGCCTTGTCTCAGATTTCTTTCGACTTACAACGACAACTTATCAAACACTTTGATCTAGAAGTCGCAAAGGATAATGCAAAAGATAAAGTAATTGAGTTGACGAATGGATCAACTATACGAATGGGATCTATCAATCAGGTCGATTCCTGTGTAGGCAGAAGTTACGACCTTATTATTTTTGACGAAGCAGCGTTGGCGGATGGAAAAGAAGCCTTCAATGTTGCACTTCGTCCTACGCTTGACAAAGATAATTCGAAAGCGTTGTTTATTTCTACACCGCGAGGAAAGAACAACTGGTTTGCAGAATTTTTTAATAGGGGGTTTACAGATGAATTTGCAGAATGGGCTTCGATACGAGCAACTTATAAAGATAATCCTCGAATGTCTGAAAGCGATATTACGGAGGCTCGAAAGAGTATGTCCGAAGCAGAATTTAAACAAGAATATGAAGCCGATTTCAATACCTACGAAGGACAAATTTGGAACTTCAATCATGAAGAGTGCATCGAAAACTTGGAAGAACTCGATACCTCGAAGATGGATATATTTGCAGGGCTTGACGTGGGGTATCGCGATCCCACGGCGTTTTGTGTCTTAGGGTATGACTGGGATAGTGATAAATACTATCTACTGGATGAATATTTAGATGCTGAAAAAACTACTGAACAACACGCAGTTGAGATTCGAAGACTTATGGAAAAGTGGGACATCGATTATATCTTCATTGATTCAGCGGCTCAGCAAACTCGATTTGACTTTGCTCAGAATTATGATATTACTACCACCAATGCCAAAAAGTCTGTTCTTGACGGCATTGCTCATGTGGCTGGCATTGTTGACAATGATAATCTTATCGTAGACCAGCGCTGTAAAGAAAGTATGTCAGCACTCGATCAATATCAGTGGGACCCAAATCCAAATCTGGCTCGAGAAAAGCCCAAGCACAATATGGCATCGCACATGGCAGATGCACTTCGATATGCACTATACTCATTTGAAACTTCAGCTACTGGATTTTAATAGGACCAGAGAAAAATAGTAGTTGACAATTTAGTTCCCCCACGATATAATTTCGTTAATAAAAAGTAGTAGATTCAAAGATGACAGAGCTAAAACGAGATCCCGTAAAGTATATAAGGGACAAAGCAAAAGCAAGGTACGAGAAAGGAAGCGAATGCTACATCTGTGGCACTGACGCTCAACTTGACTTTCATCACTATTACAGCTTAAGTCCTCTCCTTCAAAAGTGGGTTAAAGAAAAAGGCTACCACATGGAGGATATAAGGAACTTTCGAGATGAGTTTATTAATGAACATATTGAAGAGTTATACGATGAAACTGTCACAATATGTCATGCGCACCACTTAAAATTGCATTCAATTTATGGGCGTAACCCAACACTACATTCAGCGCCTAAACAAAAACGTTGGGTAGAGATTCAAAGAGGAAAGCATGGCTTGGTATAACTTTTGGCAGAATAAAGATGTGGAGGAAAAGTTAAATCCTGCACAGCCATACTTTACCGAGAAAACTATCTCGTCACGAGAGCCTACGTTTAGCTATGAGCGAGCGTATGAAGATTTAGAAATCGTTAATCGTGGCGTAAATATGATTGTAGATGATTGTGCAGAGATTGATGTAAAAGTTGGACTACAATCTCCTGGAAACAGTGTAGCAAAAGGCATTAAACGTTCAAGAGTAAATCTTCTTTTGAACAAAGAACCAAACCTTTTTCAGGATATTAGCACATTTCGTCGGAATCTAATTACAGATTATATTATAGATGGAAACGTCTTTATTTACTTCGATGGAGTACATCTTTATCACTTGCCTGCAAGTAAAATGACTATTCATGCAAGTGAAACAACTTATATTGATAGGTTTACTTATAATGAAAGCGTGAATTATTCTCCGAGTGAGATTATTCATATTAAGGAAAACTCTTTCTACTCAATTTATAGAGGAGTTTCTCGATTGAAGCCTGCGCTCCGGACAATGGTTCTTATGAAGAATATGCGGGACTTCCAGGACAACTTCTTTAAGAATGGAGCTGTTCCGGGTCTTGTACTTAAGTCTCCTAACACCTTGTCTGAAAAAATTAAAGAGCGCATGATTCAATCTTGGACAGCTCGATACCGTCCTGATGCAGGGGGTCGCAGACCTCTCATACTTGATGGCGGAATTGAAGTAGATTCCATTTCAAATGTAAACTTCAGAGAATTAGATTTTCAAGCGGCAATTTCTGAAAATGAGAAAATTATTCTAAAAGCTCTGGGTATACCCCCGATCATGCTTGACTCAGGTAATAATGCAAATCTTCGCCCAAATATGCGAATGTACTACCTTGAGACAATTCTTCCCATTGTACAAAAAATTAACCTTGCTCTTGAAAGATATTTTGGTTTTGAATTAACTGAAGATGTAACTGAAATTCCAGCACTGCAGCCGGAACTTCGAGATCAAGCACAGTATTACTCAGCTCTTGTTAATACTGGCATTATTAGTCCAAACGAAGCTCGTGAAGCACTTAACTTCGAGCTGATTGAAGGATTTGATGACTTAAGAGTACCTGCAAATATTGCAGGAAGTGCAACAAATCCAGATGAGGGCGGGCGCCCTATTGAAGAAGGAGAAGATTAATGGCAGTTCGACAAAAGCAACTTGTGCTAGATACAGCATATAAGCACTTTAAAGAGTTTGAGCTACCTCTTGATATTGACTACAAATCATATGTGAATATTGTAGGACCGAAAGAAGCTATTCACGCTATTTCGGTAAAAAGAAGTTTTAAGGCATGGAAATATCTTACTCATGCTCTTAAATTGAAGCACCCCGAATTGGGTAAGAAACCGGAGCCAGCACCTGCTCCGAAACCTGCACCAGAGCCGAAAAAAGATCCACTAGAAGCTCTGAGCAAGGCTGCTCCGGCAGAAGAAAAGAGTGAAGACTAATGGAAAAGATTTTTAATCTTACCTCCACTTTCAAAGCTCTCGATGAGGATGATGGAGGAGTTCACATCTGTGGTATGGCGAGTACGAGCGATTTTGATCGTGCTGGTGATACAATCGACGCAGAAGCTTGGACTAAGGGTGGTCTGAACAACTTTGAGAAGAATCCTATTATTCTTTTCAATCATGACTATAACAAGCCGATCGGACGCGCAACAGGACTTAAAGTCACTGAAAACGGTCTTGAGTTGAAGGCTAAAATTTCTAAATCCGCGCCGGATCATGTGGCGCAACTTGTAAAAGAAGGCATTCTTGGAGCTTTTTCTGTTGGTTTCCGAGTCAAGGATGCTGATTATCTAACGGAAACTGACGGATTAAAGATTAAGGATGCTGAGTTGTTTGAGGT